ACTAAAATCCCAAGCAGAACATGGACCCTATGCGGAAGATGAATTTAAGAAAGACATGGAGACTACACTCAGTAGAGTTGTTTCCGATGAATTATCGTTTGAAGAAGCGATGAACGAGTTTAATGGCTTTTTGGACAAGTATAAGCCATCCGAAGATCCTTGGGATGAGCACCCCGATCCGGAAGCGTTTAGCTTTGACGAAGATGAACTTTATTCCGGGCCCGAAACTCCCGAAGGACGTGTGCCTGGGCCGCCAGAAGAAGAAGAAACGATTGAGATTTCCGAAGAAAAGAGAGCACAGAAGTACAAACCCGGTCAACGCGTAAAAAATCCCGATGAACCGGAATGAGGCGTGGGTACCGTGAGCGCAGTCGGACCAGGCAAAGAAGGAACCGTTTCTGTTAGGTGGTCTGATGGAAAGAAGAGACATCCACATCATCGGTGGGTACTAAAACCTGCAAAATGACTAATGAGCTTTCAATTATCAAAAAAGGAAAAAGTAAAAGAAATATTAAAGTGCGGTAAAGACCCATCCTACTTTTTAACAACGTATGCCCGTATATCTCACCCGATGCACGGGTTGATTTTATTTGATACGTATGATTTTCAGGATGATCTTCTTAAAAACTTTAACGACTATCGCTTTAACGTTATTTTAAAAGCACGGCAACTTGGTATTTCTACCATTACGGCTGGCTATATTGTATGGATGATGTTATTTCACCGCGACAAAGCCATTCTTGTAATGGCAACAAAGTTTGCGACAGCAGGAAACTTGGTAAAGAAAGTAAAAGGTATCATGAGGAACATTCCTGATTGGTTAAAAATCGCCACTATCGATGTGGACAACAGAACTTCTTTTGAACTTTCTAATGGATCTTCAATTAAAGCGGCTTCAACCTCTGGTGATGCTGGTCGTTCGGAAGCCTTGTCGCTTTTGGTTCTTGACGAGGCTGCGCACATTGAGAATCTTGAAGACTTGTGGACGGGCCTGTATCCTACTCTTTCAACTGGTGGTCGATGTGTTGCCCTGTCAACTCCAAATGGAGTGGGAAATTGGTTTCATAAGACGTGCTCCGACGCAGACGCAGGAACCAACAATTTTAATTTAACTACTCTCATGTGGGATGTACATCCTGATCGAGATGAAGAATGGTACAAAAAAGAAACAAAGAACATGTCCAAAAGACAGATAGCCCAAGAGCTTCAATGCAACTTTAACACATCAGGCGAAACTGTTATTGACCCCGATTGTATGGAGTGGCTCTTCACTCAAATTAAAGAACCTAAATATCGTACAGGATTTGATCGTAATTTTTGGATATGGGAAGAGTATGACCCCACATGTAATTATTTAATGGTAGTAGATGTTGCGCGCGGTGATGCCGCAGATTATTCCACTTTTCATATTTTTAAATTAGAGACATTAGAAATTATAGGAGAATATCAAGGAAAGCCAACGCCAGATATGTATGCTAATATGCTGAATCAAGTAGGCAGAGAATATGGTGGATGTATGTTGGTGGTTGAGAATAACAATATTGGTTATACTGTATTAGATAAATTAATTGAATATGGATATCCCAATCTTTATTATTCAGTTAAGTCTACGCATGAATATATCGAACAACATCAGGCCGAAGTTAGAAACAGCGCTGTCCCGGGCTTTACTACATCTATGAAAACGCGCCCCCTTATCGTAGCGAAATTAGAGGAGTTTATCAGAAATAAACTAATTAAGATATATTCGTCTCGTACAGTTAACGAGATGAAAACGTTTATATGGAAAAATGGTAAACCACAAGCAATGAAAAGTTATCATGATGATTTAATTATGGCCCTCGCAATTGGGTGTTGGGTACGAGATACAGCGTTGCAAGCAAATGCGCGCGATCTCAATTATCAAAAGGCATTTTTAGATGCCATTATCACAAGCAAGACAACCTTTAATACTAAAATAAGTGGTCAAAGTGGCTACAAAAAAGATAATGTTTTTGATAAAATGAGTGAAGCCAAAGAAATGTATGATCAATTTAAATGGATTATAAAGTGAGAAATTAAATGCCCCCTAATAAAACAAATGTAAACCCCGATTCAAATTTGTTTAAAATGTTAACGAGACTTTTTTCGGGCCCGATTGTTAATTACCGTTCTCAATCAGGTCGAAGAATTCGAAGACAACATCTAGATAAGTTTTCGTCTCGATTTAAATCTGCGTCCGGACAACAGTTTAAGAAAGCGGTTTATAATCCGCTGGACACAATCGCGACGAATGCAATCGCAAACCAACGCAGAACTGAACGATATGTAGATTTTGATCAGATGGAATACACCCCGGAGATTGCTTCGACCTTAGATATTTATGCGGACGAGATGACGACTTATTCTAATCTCAGCCCTATGTTAAACATCAAATGCCCTAACGAAGAAATTCGAGCAGTGCTTACCGCTCTCTTTGATCAAGTGATAAATCTCCAATATAATCTTTTTGGTTGGGCCCGCACGATGTCCAAATATGGAGACTTCTTTTTGTATTTGGATATTGACGAAACATTTGGCGTCAAATCCGTGATAGCTTTGCCTCCCGCAGAGATTGAGAGATTAGAAGGAAAAGATGCCACAAACCCCAACTATCTACAATATCAATGGAACTCTGCTGGAATGACTTTTGAAAATTGGCAGGTATGTCATTTTCGTATTTTGGGCAATGACAAGTACGCTCCTTATGGTTCTTCTATTTTGGAACCTGCACGACGCATCTGGCGCCAATTGGTGCTGATGGAAGATGCGATGATGGCTTATCGCATTGTACGTTCTTCTGAACGACGAGTATTTAAGATTGATGTAGGCTCTATTCCACCACAAGAAGTGGAACAATACATGCAAAAGATTGTAACGCAACTTAAACGACACCAAGTAATCGATCCTGATACCGGTCGTGTTGACTTGCGGTATAACCCAATGAGCATCGAGGAAGACTATTTCATTCCAGTTCGTGCTGGTTCAGTGACAGACATTCAATCATTAGCCGGCGCACAAAATATTACAGCTATCGATGATATCAAATATCTTCGCGATAAATTGTTCTCTGCTTTAAAGATTCCTCACTCTTATCTCACACATGGCGAAGGCGCCGAAGAAGATAAGACAACGTTGGCCCAAAAAGACATTCGTTTTGCCAGAACTATTCAAAGATTACAACGTGTTATTGTTGCCGAGCTTACGAAAATTGGTATCATCCATCTTTATACATTAGGGTTTAGAGGAGATGATCTCTTAAACTTCTCATTGTCGCTGAACAATCCCTCAAAGATTGCAGAACTTCAAGAGATGGAACACTGGAAGCAGAAGTTTGATATTGCTGCGTCTGCCACCGAAGGTTATTTTTCACGACGGTGGGTTACCGAACACATCTTTGGTATGTCCCATGAGCAATTCATGCGCAATCAACGAGAAATGTATTATGATCGCAAGCACGATGCTGCACTCCAGGCAGTGGCCGAAGCTGCAGCAGCAGAAGCCATGCCAGGCGGCGGCATGGATATGTCCGGCGGTGATCTCGGCGGTGATCTCGGCGGCGATCTCGGCGGTGAATTAGGGGGAGCCGAAGAAATGCCCGCCGCGGAAGCCGGCGCCGAAGGCGCCCCTGAGACAGAGGAAACCCTTCTCGCGGTCCCACCTGGCTCACGTAAGGCACCTCGTTTACATCAAGGGCCCAATAGTAAGAGTCCTAAGATTTATAATCCCAAAAAGGTACCTCGACATGATAGTGGGGCGCGCCTGCGCTCTACGCGTTCTCAATACGCGTCAGAAAAAGGAAGTTCAACTATGCGTAATATCCTGCCGGGATATGCAGATGGTCTTAAATCGCTTGGGAAAGGATTTGTTCCCCAGGCCGAAGGTGTTTATGAACAAGAAGAATCTATTTATAATTTGAGTGAACAGACCGAAGAGGCAAAATTGTTTCAATTAAATGATTCGATTCGTAATTTATTAGAAAGTTTAGAGAACACCAACGAGATTATAACGGAGCACGAAAATGAGAATTAAACACAATAAGAAGAGAAACACCGCTTTTGTTTATGAAGCCCTGATTAAGGAGGCAACCCTTGCTATCTTAAAGAAAGATGGAGATAGAAAGAACAAAGCGGTGAAGTTGCTTAAATTGCATTTTAAAATAGGAAGTGAACTTAAAAAAGATTTGGATTGTTATCGCTCTTTATGCGAAGGGCAAAATTTAGATCGCTTTACATTGGAAAAAATCCTTAGAGAATCAAAATTACAGAGAAGGCTCTTAGATCCCACCGGCCTGTTTAAAGCCCAAACAGCGCTTATCAAAGATGTTAATAAAGAACTCTCACCCACAGTTTTTAATAATTTTGTTCCCAATTACAAAACTCTCGCTACTATTGCACAAATATTCTCAGATAAGATTTCGCCCAAAAATCGTGTAATTTTAGAAAATGAAATTATTATTAATATGCTTACCGCCAAAGAAAAAGATTCAGAACAAGCAGTAGATGATATAGTTTATCGTACGTTTGCTAAGAAATTTAATAATAAATATGAAACAGCACTTTTAGAAGAACAAAAGCAATTATTAAATTATTATGTATCTTCATTTGCTGATAACTCTGTAGAGCTTAAACTTTTTTTGAATGAAGAAATAAAACGTTTAATTAATGAGCTTCAAAAAGCTTATAAGATTGATGAGATTCAAGCGGATGAGGAGATGAGTGATAAGACTCAAAGAATTGTTCAAAAACTCAAATCTTATTCTCGTTCTACTATTACGGAAGACGTGTTGCTTACCGTCATGAGAACCCAACAACTTGTAAAGGAAATACATAACGATGCCGATCACGGTTAGAATAGGCGCCGGCGCACATCAGGCATCTGTCACATTAGAGCTTGACATGCGAAAAAGTATGAATGGAGATCTGATGATTTTTGATCATGGTGATGTAGATATTATCTTATCTACAAAAAATAATAAGGTGGTGGTTTTTCCTAAGAATAATTTAGATGATTTAACATATGGCGCCCAAAATCGTTTGTTTGCGCATTTACAGAAGCGCGGCTTAATCGTTCCTGAATCGATTCAAGGGGGCGCCTTTTATGGCTCCCTGGAAGCCCTCATGGAAACCGCTTCTAGTGACAAACTCAATACCGCCAAAATGACATTGATCAACATTTCTACTTTTATTGATGAAGAACGCCCCTACTTTGAGGCCACTGAGGCCATTATTGCCATGGATGATGACGCCCTTCTCCATCCGGATAATGAAGACTCTACAAAACTTGGTGAAGTACCACAAAAGGTGGATCAAGGCTCCATCTACCCAGGAATGATAAGAGATCCTTATTCATTGAGTATGTTGTATACCCTATAGGAGTGTTCTTGTGTCCGAGATGAAACTGATAATGGAGGGGTGGAGAGGCTATCTCGTTGAAGATATAGTTGGAAAGCCCCTTTTCGAAGACTACGAATATATTACTGGGGTTTTAGGTGTTCGCTTGCCTCTTAATGAAGGTGGCGATGTTGTTCCATTAACTGAAGAGTTAAAACAAAAGATTCTACAAGAACAAATACTGTTTGAGGCATTTTGGGATGGCCTCGTTGCTACTGTGAAAACAAAAGCCGGCGAAGCTGCCGGTAGGTTTGTTGATGCCGTCGAAGGTGTGAAAACGTTTGGAAAAGAGGGTTGGAATATTCTTCAAAAGTTTTATAGTGTGGCCACTAATCCCGATTTAATGAGTTCTTTTATCACCATTATTTGGAGAACTGGCGTTAGGCCTCTTTATAGGCAAATTCGTCAGGTGTTAACACAACTTACACAATATTTATCTAGCTGGGGCATGCCCACTTTGGGCGATGCAGCAGCTAAAGTTTTGGAAATATTCAATAAAACAATAGAAACGGTGAGAGCAGCCGCCGGGTGGAAAAAGGTTATCGCGTCTGCTGGTCTTGCTATTGGTCTTTTATGGTTATGGGACAAAGTTAAAGATTTTGTTGAACCTTATTTAGAGTGGATGGAAAAGATTAAAGATGTCATTAATGATCCTGCGTCTAAGCTTATGGAAGAATTTAAGACATGGATTCAGAGTGCTGTCCAGTCTAAACTTCTTAATATTCTCAAAGATCAATTTGGAAATGTCATAGATCAATTAATTTCCGTAACCAGTGGCATTAAGCCATGGTGGGATGCAGCAGTTAAAGCGGTTGGTACCGCCCAATTGGTAATTAATGCCCTAGCGCCCGCAATGGGATCGTTCCAAAAACATCAAGACTTTGAAGCCGGCTTTAAAAATGTCACCAGAGCAACCACTTAACAGGAAACAATATGGAACTTATAACTTTTATACTTTGCGCCTACGGCCTCACACAAATTGTTGTTTACGGCAAACTTTTTGAGAGAATAAGGCCTAAGAAAGGAAAATCAGGTGAATTAGCCAATTGTCCCATGTGCATGGGTTTTCATGTTGGATGGTTTTTAATGTTGCTTTCTCCGTTTACAGAACTATTTAATTTTGATATTACTGTCGCAAATTTCTTTCTTTTGGGATGGTTATCGTCCGGAACATCATATGTATTCAATATGGTTTTTGGAGATCACGGAATTAAAATTACTAAAACAGAAGAGATAAAAAATGACTAACTTTTGGACACGGAAATGGATGCTTCAACCAGTAAGGTTGTGCTGTAAAGGGTCTTAGCTATGGCTAAAGTACTTTTACGAGAATACTACGAACTATGTGAAGGCGGCGTGTGTCAAGATCTTTTGACAGAAGATGAAAAAAGATTTGTGTCAAACGGCGGCATGATGCTATCTGGTAAGCTACAAGAGGGCGGCGTAGTTAATGGCAATGGAAGAATGTATCCGCCAGATATTTTGATGAGAGAAGTTAAAACCTACCAAAAGCTCGTAAAAGAAAACAGGGCTCTAGGAGAATTAGATCACCCTGACGATTCGGTCATTAACCTTAGAAATGCTTCTCATATGGTTACCTCTATATGGATGGAAGAGAAAAGTGTGATGGGAAAAGTAAAAGTATTAGATACTCCCTCTGGAAAGATTCTTCGTTCATTGGTAGAGTCGGGCGTTAAGCTTGGTATTTCTTCACGCGGTATGGGTTCGGTTAGCGAGGGAAATGGCACCACCACGGTGCAGGAAGACTTTCAATTAATCTGCTTTGATTTTGTTTCAGAACCATCGACCCCCGGCGCATTTATGGTGAAAGAAGCAAAAGAGATGAGAGAGTCAAACATATTCACAAAAGCAGACAAAATTAACCGCCTCCTTAACGAGGTGTTGGACGATGAGTAACTGGTCGAGTTTCGACGCTGATAAAGGGATTACAGATGCATGGCGCGCCTTTTTAAACGAAAGTTCAGTAGAGGACGCTCCCGATGACCCCTATGCCAGACCCGCCGATTGGGACGATCCGCCTCGCACACCTCCGATAGAACCCCCTGAACCCGAACCTGTTCCCGACCGCGCCTTTGGGCTCACATCTGACCAGCCGGATTCGTTAACCACTATTCTTAAAGGCCTAGTACAGGGGGAGGGGGAACAGAAGAAACGATTATTAACTAATCCACAAGTAGATGCTATCGTTTCTAAATTTGCAGAAATTGCTGATGATGAAGATGTCGTGTTAGAGGCCGTCGCATTAAAGGGCGCCCAATCAGAACAAGACAGGGTCTTTGGTCCCGAGAGCACACGAGAAATTGCACAGCTTATTGACACGTTAAGACTAGATGATGTAAAGCGCAAGGAAGTGTTAAAGGCCATTAATTATTGGGCTCGCGTAAACACTGTTAAGTTTTCACCCATCCCCGCCGCCACACCCGCGGCACCTCCCACAGCCACACCAGAACGACCCCTACCGGTATCAACAGGTCCAACGCCCGATGATATTTCTCCGGAGGAGATGAGAGCCGCATTAGTTTCTCCCGAAGAAGAAGAGGTAACCGGTAGACTAGAACGCCCCCAACGCGCATCCAGGACCCGAACCGCAAAACCGGAGAAGGAAACAGAGCCTGAGTCTCGCTGGGCACCGGAAGCCGCCCAAAGTCTACTTGACGCCGTCAGTGTTGAAGAATTTATGAAGGCATATGAGAAGGCAGTCGATGTACATCAAGCTACGAGGTGGGGCCATGAAGCACGGCTACTGCGACGTGATCAGCCTGACTTAGGGCGTTTGGTGCATATTGTACAAAACGCCGCCCCCGACGCGCCCCTAGAAGATATTCTGGCCCTAATGTATGATGAGAAATTTCTAGATTTTGGTAGTCCGGACACTCTAGTGCATCTTGTGGACTTGGTAGATGATGAAGAAGCGGAAGACGACGTAGCAGACACAGAGAAAGGGGAAACCGACGACGACTGTACCGATCTGATGGGTGGTTTAGATGCGGAGACATTAGAAATGTTGGAGGCCGAAACGTCTATTAGAGGAGAAGTAAGAGATTTAAGTAGAAGTATAGCCTTGTTGGCAGATGCGACGGCCGTGGCCTCATTAGCCGTAGGAGCGCTTCCCGTATCGGGGGTCGCCGCTAGCATAGGTACGTTTTTTGACTCCACGGCATTGGCGATGAGCGTCCTTCTTTTACAACCTAAACAAATAATGATAGATCTTATTTCTTTTATCCCGGGCCTCGGAGGTGCAAGCAGCAAAGCCGCCAGAAAAGCAATAGCGAAGGGGGGCAAGGAAGCTGCCCAAGCTGGTGCCAAAGGAGCAGCTAAGGAGACCGGCGAACAGGCGCTTAAAAAAGGAATGAAGCAGGTTGGGGAAAAGGCCGGCAAGGAGTCTGTGGAGAATCTAATGAAAAAGATGCTAAAAGATAAATTTCCGGCGATGGCAGACGAGACGGCGGCTAGCGTGGCCAAAGCACTGGCCGTAGCTGGGAAAAGAAGAACCCAGAAGAAATTGGAGGCGCTTGAAAACGAACTGAAAAATGATCCAGCACTGGTCAAAGGTGCCGACGAAAGTGATGAAGAGTATGCTAAACGAATTAAAGAAGCCACAAAAAGAATTATTAGTAAACAAGAGGAGCAGTTGAAGCGTGATCTCGAAAGATGTGTTAGAAGAACACAGCCTGAGATGACGAGAACCATAGGGGGCGCCCTCGATACATTACAGAACCTGATTGGTTTCCTAGATAAGGGGATTGATTGGGCGATAGGGAAGTTTAGTGATCAGTTCACAGACGACGATGAAGAGAAAGTCCAAAAAGAAAGCTTATTAAATGAGGGAGAAATTTATAGATGGCAACAACTTGCCGGAATTAATAAGAGAGTATTATGAAGAAGAATGAATTAAAACAACTTATCAAACCATTGGTTAAAGAGTGTATACACGAAGTCCTTTTAGAAGAAGGGCTTTTATCCACGGTGGTGGCCGAAGTAACTAAGGGCCTGAGCGGTGATCTGATTGTCGAAAGACAACAAAAACCCGAGCCGCAGCTATTTAATGAAGATATGCAGGTACAACGTAAGTCACAAGAGACCCGGGTAA